AATCAACGCGGGGGTGGTGAAAATGCGACTGCCGGGCCGGTGACGTTGGAGAAGTAGATGGCGTTTACATTTGCACAGTTAAAAACTGCCATACAGGAATACACGGAAAACACGGAAACTACATTTGTGTCGAACGTGGATGATTTCATCCGTGCGGCAGAGGATCGAATCTTCTACCTCGTGGATCTGGAGTATTTCCGCAAAAACGCCACGAGTGCGGTAACGCAGAACGATCCCTTCCTATCCTTGCCCACGGACTTTCTAGCGTCCTTTTCGTTATCGATAACAAACAGCAGTTCGAAAGAATTCCTGTTACAGAAAGACGTTAACTTCATTCAAGAATATAATCCAAATTCAGCGACCACAGGAACACCAAGGTACTATGCTAGGTTTGACATTGATAATATCATCCTGGCTCCGACCCCTGACAGCAATTACGTTTGTGAGTTTCATTACTTCTATCGGCCCGCGTCTCTTACAGCAGGCGCCGACAGCGGCACGACCTGGTTGAGTACCAACGCTCCAAATGCCTTGCTTTACGGCTCCTTGTACGAGGCGTATATTTACATGAAGGGTGAGCCGGACATGCTTCAAATGTATGAGAAGCAGTTTACTGAAGCACTCTCGCGGCTGAAGGACTTGGGAGAGGCAAGAGAAAACGCAGACGCCTATCGCAGGGGTTTGCCGGAACGGCCTCGGACATAAGGAGTAGAAGATGGCTACATCCAACGCAGCAACAAACTACCTAGAGCGGAGGTTGTTGCATTTCATATTCAAGAACAACTCTTTGAGTTTTTCTTCGCCGGGTGACAGCATCTATGTCGGTCTGGCAACTGCGGTATCTGCGGCAGAGACAGGTTCGGTAACGGAAGCTGACTTCACAAATTATGCGAGGGTGCAGGTTACGGCGTCTAACTGGACCACGATTGGCTCTGACTCTACCGACACACAGACGGCGACAAACGCTGCTAACATCGACTTCGCAGCGGCAGGAACTACTACTGCCGACACGATCACTCATGCGTTTATTGCCGACGCCTCGTCTGGCGGAAACATTTTGTTTGTCGGTGCGCTTGATGCCAGCAGAACGATTGACGATGGCGACATCTTCCGCATCAACGCAGGGAACCTCACGTTTGAGATAAAGTAAAATGGCACTGGTACTCAAGGATCGCGTCAAAGAGACGACCACTACCACCGGCACTGGCACTTATACATTGGCCGGTGCCGTTACTGGTTTTGAAGCATTCTCGTCAGTTGGGAACAGCAACACGACGTATTATGCCTGCACGGATGGCACCGACTTTGAGGTTGGTATTGGCACATACACATCTAGTGGTACTACTCTAGCTCGTACAACGATTCTTCAGTCAAGCAACAGCGACAGTGCGGTTAGCTGGAGTTCCGGCACCAAGACAATCTTCTGCGCCCAGCCAGCAGAAAAGGCTGTGTTCCTTGATGCAAGTGGCAATATCATAGCGGCCAACGGCAGCGCACTCACCGCGTTGAACGCTAGTAACCTTGCCAGCGGCACCGTAGCCAACGCTAGACTGGACCAGCAGCTTCAAGATGTGGCTGGCCTTGCTGTTACAAACGGTAACTTCATCGTTGGAGACGGCAGCAACTTTGTAGCAGAGTCTGGCGCGACAGCTAGAACCAGCTTGGGCCTTGGTACAGCGGCGGTACTGGATACGGGCATATCCAACACAAACATCCCGAAGTTCACATCAGGTGTGGCGGATGACGACTTTCTTCGTGTTGACGGCACGGCCATTGAAGGTCGATCTGCTGCTGAAGTTCTGTCAGATATTGGCGCACAAGCCAGTCTGACGTTTGGCATATCGAACACCAATGCAGTCAAGATCGACAGCAGTTCGGTTGCTGATGATGAATACGCTAGGTTTACGGCAAGCGGATTAGAAAGCCGATCAACTAGCGAGGTTCTGTCTGACATCGGCGGACAGGCCAGCCTTACTTTCGGCATCAGCAATACCAACGCGGTTAAGATTGATAGTGCATCCGTAGCAGACGATGAGTTTGCACGATTTACTGCAAACGGTCTTGAAAGCCGAAGCGCGTCAGAAGTCAGGTCAGACATTGGCTTAGGAACGGCGGCTGTTGCAGCAACAGGCATCAGCAACACTAATGTTCCTGTGTTCACTAGCGGCGCGGCGGACAACGACTTCTTACGGATTGATGGCACATCTATCGAAGGCCGCTCGGCGTCGGAGGTTTTGTCAGATATTGGTGCAACAACCGCAACAGCGGCAGCGGACGAGGCAACGGCTCTTGCGATTGCGCTGGGGTGATGGAGATTTAGATGGCTAATACATTCAAAGTAATTACACGGGATGTTGCACCTAATGCGTCTGGTACACCAGAGACTTTGTACACAGTGCAAACTGGTAGCACCGTTGTTGTTCTTGGCTTGACGCTTGCCAACGTCCATACATCGCAAGTGACCGGCACGGTGCAGCTTGTCAGCACTACGACACAGACAAGTCAAACGCAGAACACAACGGCGCACATTGTGAAGGACATACCGATACCCGTGGGTTCGACGGTAGAGATCATGGCGGGCAACAAGTTGATACTGAATGTTGGAGACATCATAAAGATAGACGCCTCTGTCGCGGACAAGGTTTCTGTCACCATGAGCTACATGGAGATCACCTAATGCCATACATTGGTCAGCAGACAGCCGACAACTTTCAAAGCACGGTAGCGGTTCAACGATTCAACGGTGACGGCAGCGACACTACGTTCACGCTAACCACCGCCGTGTCATCTGTGCAGGATGTTCTTGTGTCCGTTGACGGTGTGGTGCAAGACACCGCCGCGTACACCATTCCTGACGGCACTACGCTGACATTCACTGCTGCCCCATCTAGTGGCACTGGCAATATATTTGTGAATTACCTTGCACCGCAAGGCGCAACGATCACACCAGCCGATCAGAACAAGGGCAACTTCAAAGGCGGTGGCCTGTTCCGCACCAACGCACAGTCGTTGACGGCCAACACAACCATCCTTGCAACCGAGAACGCAAACGTGACTGGCCCGTTCACTGTAGCCAGTGGCGTGACCCTGACCGTTGAAAGCGGCGGGACATTGGTGACGCTATGAGTACGTTGAAGGCAGATACCATCCAGAGTACCAGTGGCGGTGCGGCTACGCTGACAAAGCAGCACGCTGCGAAGGCTTGGATTAATTTTAATGGTACAGGGACAATTGCAACAAGAGATAGCTTTAACATATCGTCAATCGCAGACGATGGAACGGGGGATTACATAACCACTGTTACTTCGGCTATGAGTAATAACGATTACAGTATCGTTGGAAATTGCGCTCCGAATTACGGCGTTAAGTTTAGTATCAATCTTCAAATCATGCACGGAAACAATTCTGCTGAAATAGATAATTCTACGTCTGCACAACAAGTTCAAACAGTTGATGTGGGTGAAACTGTATTTGATTCAAAATATATTACGCACAATTTGCAGGGAGACCTCGCATGAGTGAAGTAAAGACAAACAAAATATCCAGCCTTGCGAGTAACAACGACATCACCATCGACCCTGATGGCACGGGCGATGTTGTAGTTGCGTCTGGTCATAAGCTGGGTGTGGGGACGACATCACCAGCGGTTGAAACCCACATTCAAACAGCAAGCGGCAACCCTGAACTTAGAGTCGAAAGCACTGGCGCTAACTATGCGACCATGAGTGTTAAAAACTCAAGCCGTCACTATTCAACACAAATCCGCACAGACCAGTCTAACGCTTATGTCGTGCGTGATGAGACTGCTGGTGCAAACAGATTTTTAATTGACACCAGCGGCAACGTGCTTGCAGGAACGACTAACTCAACTCCGGGTATTGGGAACAACGACGCAGGAATCGTTCTAAACAGTGCTAATTTACTTTGTGTATCTCGTTCAGGAGACACCCCTGTTTCAATAAACCGTAGTTCTTCTGATGGTACTCTGGTGGACTTTAGAGGAGGTGGTGCTGGTGAAGGAAGCATCTCCTTGTCTGGCACGACTGTCAGCTACAACGGCGGCCACCTTTCACGTTGGGCACAAGCCATTGACGGTAATCGCATCGACGGCCTTGTCAAAGGCACAGTGATGACCAACCTCGACCAGATGGCTGAGTGGAC